GGGATCGTCGTCACGCTCACGGACGCCGAGCAACGGATCGTCCGGTGGATCGCGCGGCAACGGCAAGGCGCGAACGGCGCCGCCGGTGTCGTCGATCGGCAAGTCGCGGGGACGTTGAGCGGCGACGACGTGCATACGATCGGCTTCGGCGGGGAGTTAGCGTTTTGTAAGTTGTTCAACGTCTATCCCGACTTGGATACCCGGCCGCGGCGGGGCGGCGCCGATTGCGATCGGCTCGGCGAGTCGATCGACGTCAAGACGACGCGACACCCGAACGGGAAACTACTCGTCTTCGCGAGAAAGTTAGAACTCGCGAGCGACTGTTACGCGTTGATGATCGCCGACTGGCCGGCGTTCCGGTTTGTCGGCTTTGTGCGCGCGGCCGACGTGTTCCGGCCCGAGCATTACGAGCCCGATCGCGTCGGCGGGCCGACGTATGTCGTCGCGCAAGACGATCGCATGGTGACGGCGGATCAAATTCAATGGTGAGCGTATGACGACGTCGATCGTTCCATTCGGTAAATACAAAGGGCAACCCGTCGAAGCGTTGCAACAAGATCGCGGCTATTGCGAATGGTTGGCCGGGCAAGATTGGTTCCGGACGCGCTACGCAAATATCCATACGTTGATCGTGAACCATTTCGGCGAACCGTGCGAAACGCCTGAGCACAATCAGATGCAAGCGCGGTTCTTAGACAACGATTGGAGTCGTCGATTTTTGACATTGCGATCGACTGACCGCGATTTCGCGGCGGCATGGCGGCGTAAACTGATCAACGATCGTGCGTTTTGCTTCGACGTGCTATCGAAACGCCGGACACAGATCGCGGAATGGCTCGCAACCATTAAGGACAGAAGCGATCCCTATTCGATAACGGAACGGGAACGCGTTGCGGGTTATTCCGTCGCGATGGAGCAACTCGTCGCCGAATCAACGATCTGGACGGCACTATTTAATGGCGGCATTCTGGCTCGGCGATCATGGGACGAGATAGATACGGCGTTTGAGCAAGGCGGGATCGACGTCTATATCGAAGCGAGAGTCGTCCCGCTCGACGCGACATGGCGGATCCCGAAAGCGGCGCCGCGAGAACTTCACCCGCCATACTTGGAATACTCGCAAACGGTCGGCGTGTTCTGGTTTGAATCGAAGGTGCGCTACGCGATCGAATGCAAGCCGTCGCTAGGTGACGACTATCCGGCCGTCTTGCGAAACATGCGGACGATCAACGCGGACACGTTGATTATTGCCGACTATGCGGCGGCGGGCGCGACACTCGCTCAAGTGCGACGAATCTTTGATCCGATCGTCGTCTTGACGACGGCGGAGATTGAAGCGGCCAATAGCGCGCCGTGAACGAGATCGATCGGTACGCGGACGCGATCGCGAGCGGCGCGACGCTGGCCGGCGTGTACCATCGATTGAGTTGCGATCGCCATATTCGCGATCGCGCCCGCGAGCGTTCCGCAGAGTTCCCCTACTATTTCGATCTCGCCCACGCGGAACGCTTTTTTCTCTTCGCGTCGAAGCTGAAACATTACAAGGGCGAATGGGCCGGCCAGTCGATCGATCTGCAACCGTTCCAACGGTTCCGGCTCGGATCGATCTTCGGCTGGCGGCATGTCGACACCGGCCGGCGCCGCTTCCGGACGGCGTATAACGAGATCCCGCGCAAAAACGGCAAGTCATTAGAAGCGGCGATCGTCGCGCTCTATGTGACGTTTTTTGATGGCGAAGCCGGCGCCGAAGGGTACTGCGTCGCGACGAAACGCGAACAAGCGCGGGTTGTGTTCGACGACGCCAAGCAACTCGTCAAGGCGTCCGGCTTGCGGAATCGGATCGCGGGGAGCGAGCACAAACACGGCAACTTGTACCGCGAAGACACCGCGAGCAAGCTGCAACCGCTCGGCGCCGACTCCGACGGCACAGACGGGCTCAATCCGTCGCTCTTGATCAACGACGAGTTCCACGCCCAAAAAGATCGCGGCTTGCTCGACGTGCTCGAAACGGCGACGGGCGCCCGCGCCGAGCCGCTCAACTTCCAGATCACGACGGCGGGATCGGACATGGTGACGCCGTGCGGCGATCAACACGATTACGCCTGCAAGATTCTGAAAGGGGTACTCGCCGACGAGACTTTCTTCGCGTTCATTGCTCACGCGGACGACGGCGACGACTGGCTCGACGAGTCGACATGGCGGAAAGCGAATCCGAATTACGGCGTATCGGTCAAGCCGGACGACTTGCGGGCGCTCGCGACGAAAGCGGCGCATATGCCGGCGGCGGCGGCGGCGTTCAAACAAAAGCGGCTTAACTATTGGGTCAACGCCGCGGCGCCGTGGCTGTCGCTCGACGGATGGGGCCGCGGGCAGTCGGCGCCGGACGGATGGACGCTCGACGACTTGAAGCATACGCCGTGCTACGTCGGGATCGATCTCGCGTCGAAACTGGATTTATGCGCGCTCGTCGCGCTCTTTCCGCCGACAAAGACGTGCGATCGCTGGCGCGTTGTGCCGTCGATCTGGACGCCCGGCGACGGCGTCGTCGAGCGGGCCCGGCGCGATCGGGCGCCGTATGATCTGTGGACGGCGTCGGGTGCCTTGCTCACGACGCCCGGGCCGCGGATCGATCACGCCGTGATCCGGCCGGCGCTCGTCGCGCTCCGCGCCCGCTTCGACGTCGAGACGATCGGCTTTGATCCGTGGCATGCGGACAAGTTGATCGACGAACTCGTCACGCTCGACGGCTTCGCGCCCGAGCAAGTCGTCGCCGTCCCGCAAACCTACGCGGGCATGTCGCATGCGGCGCAACTCTTCGAAGCGGAAGTCGTCGACGGGAAAGTCGACGCCCGCGGCCATCCGGTGATGGCATGGGCCGCGAGTAACGCCGTCGTCCAACGGGACGGGAAAGACAATATCTATCCGGTCAAAAAGTTGAGCCGGGGCCGGATCGATCCGATCGTCGCGACGATCATCGCGCGGGCGCTCGCGGCCAAAGCCGCCGCGTCGGCGCCGCCGCAATATCAACTCTTCGTGTTTGGCGGGGGACGTTGATCATGAGCGACGAACCCAAGCCGCGGCGGGCCGGCGGGCGCCCGCGCGCCGACGAGCCCGGCTCGACGATCTCGGCATGGCTCCGCGAAAGCGAACACGATCGCTTGATCAAGATCGCGAAGCGGAACGATCAAAGCGTGTCGTCGCTCGTGCGACAGTTGCTCACCTTACGGATCCCGCGCGGCTAGGGGTTTCCCTACAAGTAAACCGCTACGGGTAGCGATCTCGGCGACGCTCTTCGGCGTCCCCATGGATCGCGCGTACGCGCTACTCACGATCAAATCGATCGACGTCGAGCGTCGGCAGTTGCGCGGGATCGCGACGACGCCGACGCCGGATCGGATCGGGGACATTATCGATCCGCTCGGCGCGACGTACGCCGCGGAACTCCCGCTCTTACTGCATCACAACACCCGGGCGCCCGTCGGCGTCGCACGGTTCAAGCCGGCGACGAAAGACGGGATCGAGTTCGATGCCGAGATCCCCACGATTCTCGAGCCCGGCCCGGTGAAAGACGACGTCGATCGGGCATGGCAATCGATCGTCCATAAGTTAATCCGCGGTGTCTCGATCGGCTTTCGCGTGCTCGACGACGCGATTAAGTTGCTCCCGACGGGCGGCTTACTCTTCGAAAAAACCGAGATCGTCGAGTTGTCGCTCGTCACGATCCCCGCCAATCAAGAGGCAACGTTGGCGCTCGTCAAGGCGATCGATCTCGACACATTGGCCGCGACTGGCCGCAAGTCACCCGGCGTCCCGGGCCCGCTCCCGATTGTGCGCGCGACAAAGGGCGCGCCCGCTATGACGACACTCGAAACGATTAGCTCATTCGAAAACTCGCGCGCCGCCAAAGCCGCGCGCATGGTCGCGATCATGGGCGCGGCGACGGGCGCGACGCTCGACGCCGGGCAGACGGACGAGTACGACACGCTCAAAGCCGACGTCAAAGCGATCGACGATCATCTCGTCCGGTTGCACGATCTGGAAACGATCACCGCGGCGGCGGCGAAACCGATCACGCCCGCGCCCGTCGCGGCGGCGCCGTTTGCGCGCGTCGAAGTCAAGCCGAACGTCCCCAAAGGGATGGCGTTCGTCCGCGCCGCATGCGG